TAAAACACCATTTATACCAGCAGGGAAAAACGAATTGTTTATATCATTTTTTAAGAGTGAGATTTCATCAGGACAAGACTTATATATTGAGTTTGCCCATTTTGATAATCTTCCAATGTACGAAGACAGAAAGCTTTATAAATGGAAGTGGAATCCTCACTATGAAACAGAGTATCAGCAAACTGATCCTCCTGAAGCGATTACTTCCAAAAACAGGTACTTGGTACCAGTTGGTGAGTTAACTATCGTAACAGAAGCAGCACAACCAGAGAAAAAAGAAGGAGAAAAGTTATCAACAAAAGATGTAGGTAAACCAAGAAACATTGTCGAAGATTTTAAACTGGATGATCCTAACTTGGATCTACCGTTAAATAATATGACAATAAGAGATCTTGCAGCTATTTTGTTGAAAAAACCGTGTAGTCAAAAGAAATGGTTAAATGATATAATAACATCTTAATATGTCAGAAGCAATAGGTATCGTATTACCAACCCAAAAAATAGCAGCCACATCAGTAAGTCCTGATATGTTGATTATCTTTTCCAAACCAAAAGTAGGAAAAACAACATTATTTGCCGAGTTACCAAACTGGCTGATCTTAGATCTTGAAAACGGATCTAAATTTGTAAATGCCCTTAAAATGCAAGCCAATAGCGTTCAAGAATTAAAAGCTATTGGAGAAGAAATCAAAAAAGCCGGAAAACCATATGACGGTATCATCATTGATACCGGCACTGCATTAGAAGAAATGTGTATTCCTTTTGCCGAAACTCTTTACGCTCGTACCTCTATGGGTAAGAACTGGTTTAAGACAGATGCTCAAGGTAACTATACAGCTGATTCAGGTAAAAAAGTGTATGGAAACATTATCAATCTACCTAACGGTGGAGGTTATCAATATTTACGAGAAGCATTCTCTAAGATGATCGAGTACATTAGAACTTTAGCACCAAAGATGATTTTATCTTGTCACGTTAAAGATGTTGTATTAGAAAAAGCAGGTGCAGAGTTTAACTCACTTGATCTTGACTTAACAGGAAAGATTAAGCGTATAACAAGTGCACAATCTGATGCAATTGGTTATCTTTACAGAAAAGGTAATCAAAACATTCTTAGCTTTAAAACTACTGATGAAGTAGCTTGTGGAGCAAGACCAGATCACTTAAGAAATGCAGAAATCGTTATATCAGAAATGGTAGACAACCAAGTGATTACTCACTGGGATAGAGTTTTTATTGATAAAATAACCAAGTAAATAAACAATCATGTCAGATAAATTAAGCACGAAAAACGTAAAAACAGAAGGAAAAGGTTCTAAAACGTTAGAACCAGGTAATGTATTATGCACTATCACAGGTGTAGCTTTGAAACCGTTTACATTTAAACCAGGTGGTTATGAAATCATCTTAAGTTTAGAAACAAAACCGGTAGGAGAAGGATTCGAAGGATTCTTTGTTGATCCTCAAGATCAATCTAAAGGTCGTCACTTAGGTCAAGTTGGTAAAGTAAAACTTAACCAATGGGCTTATGCAGACGGTGCTACTAAAACAGGTGTAGCAATCAGTCGTAATGTTACAATGATGCAAGATCTTAAAAGATTATGTGTTGCTTTAGGGCCAAATGCTGCCAAGTGGTTTGATGACCAAGATGACAAGCATGCAAGTATCGAATCTTTATTCGAAGCTTTTGTTTTAGATGCTCCTTATAAAGGTGTATTTATGAACTTTTGTATTTGTGGTAAAGAGTACTTAAACAAGAACAACTTTGTTACCCACGATTTGTTCTTACCTAAGTTCAGTAAAACAGCTGTACCATTCGAATTAGAAGGTACAAAACCATCTAAGTTGAATATCTTCAGTCCTGCTGAACATATCATCAAAAAAGATAAAACAGAAGTAAGTAACTTCAGTGGTGACCAAGGTGAAGAACAACATCAAGATCTTCATACAGGTGACAACAAAGAGTTCGAACTTTAATAACAATCTAAAGGTAGAGAGAACTATGTCTCTCTACCTTTTTTTATTTTAAAACTATGTTAAGAACAAAATCATTAATATCAACAATAGATGAAGTACCTAGAGAATGGGTATTTGAACATTATTTAAAACTAGGTGTAAAGCTTACAGGTCAAGATGCTAGAATAAAATCTGTATTCAACCTTTCTGATAAGACACCTTCAATGTTTATTTATATACATCCTACAACAAAATCTTATAGGTTCAAGGACTTTTCTACTGATAAAGCAGGTGATGGTGTTACTTTAGTTTTAGAAATGTTTAAACTTTCTACAAGAGGAGAAAGTGCACACAAAATTATTCAAGATTATAACAAGTACATGTTATCCGGTACTAAAGAAGATTATAGCTTGAGAGAGTTCAAAGTACAATCAAGATATAAAGTATCTGAACACACAAAAAGAAATTGGAATGTAGGTGATAAAAAGTTTTGGAGTAAGTTTTATATAGGATCAGATTTGTTAACTGAATATTTTGTATTCCCTTTAGAGTCTTACCAAATGGTAAAAGAAATAGAAGGTGTTCAACAAACATTAGTTATCAAAGGTGATTACATATATGGTTATTTCCGTAAAGACGGTACTTTATATAAGATTTACCAACCGTATCTTAAAGATAACAAGTTCATAAAAGTTAAAGATTATACTCAAGGGTTAGATCAACTTACTTTTACAACACCTTATCTTGTAATCTTAAGCTCACTTAAAGACATGATGTTCTTTAAGAAGTTAAGATTCAAAAATGCAGAGGTTCTCGCACCTGATGCAGAAAACATATTGATACCAAAACATGTTATTGATTATCTTAAGACCAAGTATAAAGGTATCTGTTGTTTATTTGACAACGATGATGCTGGTAAAAAAGCTATGGTAAAGTATCAAGAAACATATGATCTACCGGGAGTATACTTAGATATGTCTAAAGATTTATCTGACTCTGGAAAAGATCATGGTATTAACAAAGTTCGCGAAACAGTAACTCCATTATTAAAACAAGCATTAACACCAGAACAACATGCAATACAGCCCTAAACTAAAGAATGCAGCTGAAGAAATAAAAGCCATTCTTAAAAAATATGATATAGCTGGAGCAATTGCTTTACATACACCAGGTAATACTGAGTTTGTGTTAGAGTTAACTCCTAGTTATTCTTGTGCTACAGTCAATCAAGATCATATCAGATTTAAAGCTAAAAAAGAAGATTATAATGATGAATTAAAACGTCATAACATTATCAAAGATACTTCTAATATGATGGCTGGGTTATCTGAAACAGTTGCTAAAAATGCAATGATGTTGATCATTGCATCAGAACAACTTGATAAAATTACTGGAGCTGAACACGATGATAGTAACTTTACATCTCATACAACTCAAAATAACTAACATGTCCAGAAACATAAACATCGGTATTGATATCGGTAAACACGGAGCAATAGTTATTGATAACGCAGGTGTTTTTACAACACATAAAATGCCATTGATTGGTACTGAGTTAGACTACCGTGCTCTTAATGATATATTAGAACCTTTCGAAGGTGGTAATGTAATGGTAGTATTTGAAAAGATCGTACCATATGTACAAAATAAATCAACAGCATTCTCTTTAGGTCACCAATCTGGTGCAATAGAAATGTTGTGTGTAGCTCATTCTATTCCTTACACCAAAGTACCACCTAGAAACTGGCAAAAAGAAATGTTTGCTGGAGTAGGAGAAATGAATAAAGCAGATGGTAATCGAGATACAAAATCTATGGCTTTAATGGCTATAAAAAGGTTAATGCCAAATCTTCAGTTAACATTCGGTCGAGCAACTGTACCACACGATGGTTTAGTTGATGCCGCGTTAATGGCAGCTTACGCAAAAAGAAAACTATAGGGAATATTCCCGTAACAATAAAAAATCACAAAATCATGGAAAACACAACAGTTAATGCTGGCACTCTAGTATTAGATGCTACATCATTTGACAACATCGCAGCAATGATGAACTCTCAAGATAAAGAGAACTTGAACGTTGCTTTTGCAGTATTAGAAAATTGCAACAAGAAAGATAGTTTAGTATATCTTTTATTATTAAAGAAAGATACTAAGCCGAAAGCTGAAGAATGGAAAACTAATGCACCAGAGACTTATAAGTTTCTTAAAAACATAGGAGCTGATCCTGATAAAGTAATTACTTTCAAACAAGGACTAAATGTATTGACTGCACAAAAAGTTCCTGCAGATGATACACAGTTCTATCTTAAATACTTCGGTAACTATATCTTCGAAAGTGTTAAGAAAATGGGCTATGACTTTGTAGAAGGAGTTGAGGTTAAACTTAAAGTTAAGGAGGGTGCCGATGTTAGTTCCAAATAAATCGGAGACGTTAGCTAAAGCTTCTAAAGATTTAATGCTATCTGAACCGTTTTATGGACTATTTCTTATCATGTTAAACAAGATGTGGGTACCTCAAATACCCACTCTTTGTGTTGGTCTGAATGGTATAAACTATCAGTTATGTATTAACGAAGAGTTCTGGGGAAGTCTAACTCAAAACTTACAAAAAGGAGCTTTGAAACACGAGTTGTTACATATTGCTTTCTTTCATTTAACTGACTTTAATCAGCTTACTGAAAAAGATGTTGCTAATATTGCAATGGATCTTGAGATAAATCAGTTTATTCAAGATGAGTGGAAAAGTCAAGATTGGATGAGACTTGGTATGTTTCCTGAATTGAACTTAGAACCTAAGAAAGGTACTCGTTATTACTACGAGAAGTTGATGCAAGGTAAGCAACAAGGTAACTGTCCTAACTTAAACAACCTATTGGCAGCAATGAAAGCTGATCAACAAGGATTTGTATTAGGAGATGGTACAGAATGTAAGACACCTAACCATGATGGCTGGAGTGAATTTGAAGGAGTTGATGAAGCTACCGGTAAACTTATTAAAGCACAAACTGAATATGTTCTTAAAGAAGTAGCAGATCAAGTTATCAAAAGTAGAGGTACTGTTCCTGGTGAATTAGCTGAGATATTAAAACGTCTGGATCAATTAGAACCAGAGAAGTTTAACTGGAGAGCTTTCTTACGTCGTTTTGCAGGTGGATCAACAAACGTCTTCACTAAAAAATCTCGTAAGAAGTTCAACGTAAGGTTCGAAGAGAATCCAGGTATCAAGATTAAGCCTAGAAGACGAATCTTAGTAGCTGTAGATACTTCTGGGTCTGTAAGTACCAATGAGTTAAAAGAGTTCCTTAACGAGATCTATTACATGCATAAAACTGGTACCGAGGTAATGATTATCCAATGCGATAGTGCTATTAGTTACATCGGCAAGTTTAATCCAACTGAAGAGTTTAAAATACACGGACGTGGTGGAACTAGTTTTCATCCGGTTACTGATTATTATGATGAACATAGTGATAAGTATAACTGTCTTATTTACTTAACAGATGGAGAAGCTCCCGCACCTGACAGATGTAAAGGCCCAGTATTATGGGTTATGTCTTCACAATCACAAGAGAATCCTTCTTTACAAGGATTCCAAGTAAAACTAAACTAACATTAAAAATTACATATGGCAACAAAAGAAGCAAAAAGCCAAGTTCAACTTAACTCAGAGGAGTTAAAAGATTTCTTAAAACACATCGTTTTCAACAACAGAACATTACAAGCTAAGAAGATGATTCCTGTAGCTGTAAACATCGAAGGTGACTCAGGAGTAGGTAAAACATCTTGTATCTTACAATTAGCTAAAGAACTCGGTTTGCACATGGTTCGTTTGAACTTAGCTGAGATTGAAGAATTAGGTGATTTAGTAGGTTTTCCTATTAAAGAGTTTGA